AAAAGGATATAGTTATAGTAAATAACTATTTGTAAAATCCACAATTACCAATAAATGAGTATAATATTTATTGATAATTATCAATATTCAACATAAAATAACTTGTTAAATCTCAACTTTCATATTAATGTGCCTTTTAATATTTGTATTTATATTTATATTTATATTTGTTATCAATTAAATATTACTATATAAAAATCATAAATATTTGGCTATTCTTCTGTCAATACTCGCATATGTTGGCGGTCAAATTGCTTTCTTAATTGTTTCTTAATATCCAATAATTTTTTTCTATCATTATCTGCGTTACCAAGGATATAATATACACTGGTCATACATTCGTTCTGTTCATCTTGAAGGCTATCAATTGTTTTTTCAGAATCGTCCAATCGTTTCTTTGTTAGTTTATATAGTTCAACCAAAATACTCACGCTATTAGTTTCATTATTTGGTTCTTGTATTAATGAAAACATCTTGTTGGGTATTGTATGTCTTTCCTTTAATTGTTTAATATTGATCTTCATTTTTTTAGTTAGTTCGGATTTATATTTTATACATATTTGTTCGTTGTGTCCAAATTTCTTATAAATTTTTATTAATTCTCCGTTATATTCAGCTTTCATATCATTAAGCATATTGAGTTTTGCAAGTTCTAACTCTAAAGTTTTCTCTCTTTCAGTTTTAACAACTGTTATATGTCTAATAATTTCACATTTATTTTTTCGGTTCATATGAGCTGTAAGTTTTTGTTTAGTTTTCCAATATGTCAAGCATCGGGGACAATGAAATTTAGTTTTAACATCAGAACTTACACATGGCTTTTTTTTATTAATATGTTCTGTTAATCTTTGCTTCGTAGACAAAGATTTTTCACATGTCGGACATTTATATTCTGGCATTTTAACTTTTTTGTTAAACGAATAAGTTATTTTCTTTAAGCCATATTATGTTCTCTTTAAGCCTTTATATTTTCTTTGTAATTGTTTTTAAAGTATATTAACAGTTCGAGAAATTAGAGTGTTTGAGGGCAAAGGCTCATTGGGTTTATTCGTGATAGACATGAAATCATTTGGGAGGCTAGCCACGCTATAAACTGCGTTTGCACCGTCAATTATTGAAGCTACACCGTTTTCAATAAAATATGCTAGTTGGGTAATCATAGTTCCAAAATCCCCACTGCTACTAAATTGATTTTGTCTTAAACCATCACCTCCAGTTTGAACAATTTCATTTTTTAATCTGTTTTTAACTTTTTTTGCAATTTGTTTATATTTTTTAACCATTTTTTTATATACTATATTATTATAAAAAAGATAATTCTTTAATAAAGTTGATTTACACATATACCAGCAGTATCATATGATAGTTTATTCATAACCAATTTCATTATTTTTTCCATATATTTTTTACAATGTGCTCTGCAAAAATTATATGAAATATCTTTACTAATCCTATTTCCACATCTTATATGTTTTAAGGTGTAAGCTTTACAATATTCATTGTAATATTTATCAAGTATTAAATTGCAAATATTTTGTATCTTTTCTTCTTTTCTAAATTCAATAACTTTTTTCTTGATATCAATAATAAAGTCATTGTATGTACCGAATGGTGTAAAAATAATATCAGAGTATTCTTCAATATATTGCAAAACTTGATAAAAATCATTTATTTTATCAACCCGTGATTTATTCTGAAAATTTTGAAGTATTGGTAATAGTTTTGATTCAAATTCTAACTTTCTATTTTTAGATTCTATATAAAAAACTACTTTTTTATTTATGAATTCTTCATACCCGGTGTTATTCATGATTTCTAATCTAATGACACTTTTGTCTTATATCCTCATATTTATACTATGATTATAGAATTAATCATTTTTTTTACTAATAATTACTACATACGTTCTTGATATAAAGTAGTTTTATAGTTATATTCCCATAATAGTCAAGTGTAATTTTAATATATAGTATAGTTATTGGACAATACTTCTATTTCCATTATCGTCTATTGTAATTTTAATATAATGATTCATCCATTTTCTGACATCATCAATATGACTCACAGTTAAAACATAGTCGTTGTATTCCAACAATGTTTTAAGAATTCTGTCAAGATTTGTTCTTTTCTTTTCATCTAAACATGCCCATCCCTCATCGCATATAAAGAAATTTGGTTTTGATACATTTGATAAAGTTTGAAAAGCTACTCGAAAAGCTAATTCTATTAAAAACTTTTCAGAGCCACATAACATTTTTGCATTTAAACCATTTTTATTTTGATTATTCCAAATACGAATAGAAGTTTCTTTTCCTTCATTTTTAATTTTAACTTTCATATCCGAATATTCGGATAATATAAGATTAACATTATCCTCTATTAAGGTTGTTATTTGTTTTAATAAATAAGAAGGGATACCATTGTGGTGAGAAATAACCATAAAATAATTTAAAGTTTTAAGTTTATTTTCTAATTCTTTTATTTTTATTTTATTTTGAATGAAACTTTCATATTCAGCTTTATCTTTTTCAAGTTTAAAACCTAGCTTGGATTCATTTTGAATAATATTAATTATTTTTATATTATTGTTTTCAATTAAATCAGATAATAAAGTTATAGTGTTTCTTATTTTATTATTTTCTTTTTCGAGTTTAACATTTTCTTCTTTTATTAGTATATAATTTTTTTGAATTTCAATATCATTTTTAAGTAAATTAATACTATCTGTAATAGTTAAGTATTCTGTAATGTTTTTTAATTTATTATTTAAAGTATTTCTTTTTTCATCAATTTTATTATTATATTTTTTAAAGTTTTCTATTTCCAAGTAAATATTTATATACTTTTCTTTTAATTTATTTAAATCAACAATGTACAATTTAACATTATCAACAGCTTTTAAAATTTTTAATTCCTTTTTAAGTTTTTTAATATTTTCATTTTTATCATAGACCTCAAGAGTAAATATTTTTATTTTTTCTTTTATTTTTAAGTCTTGTTCATATTCAAGTAATGCATTTTTAATATCATTAAAATTTTGTTGATGTTCTTGTTTTTTAGTATCTAACTCAATAATACTTTTAATTTTTTCTTGAATCAAAATATCATTTTTTAAACTTTTAATTTTATCTGTAATTTTTGTATGGTCTATTAAAGTTATTTCTTCTTTGAGAATATCATTTTCAGCATCAACTATAAATTGGTTATTACAACAGAATTTACAATCGGGGTTATATTTATGAGTTTTAAGTTTTTCTTTTGCATTATTAGATTTCATAATATTTTCGTTTAGTTTTCTTAATATAACTTCATGTTTTTTCAATTCATTTGTTTTTTTATTTAATTCAATAATATTCGGTTTTAATGTAATATTGTATTCAGACTTTAAAAGTTCATTTTTCAATTTATTGATAGTTTTATCTAAATTTTGTGAAGAGTCTTCTTCTTTTTTTACTATAGTTTGTAAATCAATTTTTAAATTTTCTAAGTCATTTAACTTATATTTATCTTTTATTTTTTCTAATACAATATATATTTTTTCAACTGGCTTATTATTAATCAATTCAAAAACTTCATCAGTTAAGGTTTCTATAATTTCTTCACTTATTATTTCTGTAAAAACCGCATTTCTTAAAAAATCTTCAGATACTTGTATATTCTTGTTAATTTGTTTAACGGACTTTGAAAAAGAAGGAACTTTAATGTCTTTATTTTCAATAGAATCAATAAAACTTAGGCTTCCATCTAGTGTATTATTGTATACATCATTTGTTTTAACCTTTTTAATTTTTTTACCTCTTGCATTCTTTAGATTTATAAATATTTTATCAATTTTATTCCAAATAGTTTTAAATTCTTTTTCTAAAGGTTTTAAATTTTTTACTTCTAAATTAAGAAGTTTTTCAGTAACTACTTTTTTTTCATCGTTTAAACAAATATTAGGTATAGCATTTATTAAATATTGTTCTTTTATTTGTTGTTTATTTAACTGAAGGTTTTCTAAATTTTTTATTTTTTTAAGAATTGTTGTATTTAATACAAATAAAGATAAACTTGATATATCACGATTTAGAGATTTGATTGTAAATATAATCAAATCTTTTTCTTTTTTTGTATTCAAATTTTGAAGTTCTAATTCTTTTTTATCATCTGAAAATTCTTTAAGAATAGAATTTTGTTTAGAAATGTTAGAACTTAGAGTATCTTCTGATATTTTAGTCATATTTTCAGTTAATATTTTTAATTTATCTTTTATTTTTTTAATATCATTTTTTGTTAATTTATGAAATTTATCGTACATTTCAAGTTGGAAAATACGAGATGTAAATTCTTTTTGTTGTTTTCCAGACATTAAAATAAAATTATACAAACTATTTTGAGCCATAAATGTTATTGTCATAAAATCATCATATGTTCCAAGTAAAGAAGTAATATAATTATTTGCTTCTCTTGTAGAACCATCATGAATGATCATTCCATTTTTTTCAATACGAACATTAATTGTTTTATCGCTTGTATGTCTTGTAATTTTATATTTATCATTTGTTGTAACATCTTCAAATTGTAAGGAACATTTTAAATTATTTTTTTCATTTTTATCTGAAAAATAAATTAAGTCATCGTAAGAGTACATATCTGTCCTGGTTGTCTTACCAAATAATGAAAATACTAAAATATCAAATATTGCAGATTTACCTGCATTATTTTCTGCAATAATTCCATGAATTCCATTAAGGTTATCAAAATTAATTTTTTGTTTTTCATTGTAACATAAAATATTTTCAAATTCTAAATCAATTAATTTCCAGTTTATATAAAGAAAATCTTTTGTTGTTATTTTGTTATTGTAAGTATCAATTTCTGTAAATAAGTCTTCTTTTTCAATATCATTTAAAATGTTTCCTTCGGATGTAAGCCATAGTATAGCATATTCTTTTTGCTTATCTATACTTAAATCAAAAACATGTTTATTTACAGAAATATTTGTTATTTCAGGAAAAAATGAGTTATGAACATATGTTTCTTCTTCAATATTAAATTTATTTCTAAATTCATTTTGTATTTGATTTATTGATTTTTCCATACCAGTTCCACTTTCAGTAATATCCCATTTAACATAAAGATTTTTAGGAAGTTCTTCAATTAATGAAGAAGGTGTCATTAATTTACCATCAATAATTTTAATTTTTACAAATCGGTATTCATTATTAATAGAATAATGTGTAGCTTTAGTTCTTTCTAAGTCCCAAAAAAGATATCCATGGTCATTCCAATCTTCATTATAATCATTTTGAATCATCGACCCCGAATATCCAATTTTTCTATGAGGATCTATAAATTGTGTTTTGTTAACACCTCCCAGTAAACTGCAGTTAAAGCTATTAAATGTTCTTGATAACATTATTTTACTAGAAGCATGTTTCCCGTTATAAAGTTCAACTTTATCAACAATACCGTGATAGAGTCCAACGTTATATTGATTATCTGGTATATTTAAATCAGATATTGAATTGTCAGTATAATAAATAAAATTAATATTATTTAATTTATAACACCCTTTTTCAGTAATATAATTGATATTACTTAAGTTTATATCACCATTGGAGATTATTGCTTTTATATTTTCATATTTATCATTATTTCCAGGAATTATAATAATCGGACATCTTTGTGAAATATTAAAAATAAATTCTCTTGCTAAAATAACTTCATTTGGTGTTATTCTACTTTTTGTATGCAACAAATTTCCTGTAATAACAACCGCCGAACTTTCCAATGGTGATTCAGAGGGTTGAATATTATTTTTATCTAATATATTCAAAAACTTTGAAAATATTTTTGAATATTCAATATGTCTTTTATCACAATGAATATGAATATCTGATATATGATAAAGATATCCGATATTTTTATTATTAAAACTATTTAACATACGTGTAGATGAAACAATTTCTTATTATAAAATATACATTAAACTCTTTATATAATTATATTAATATAATATTATATATATATATCATTAATGAATTTAACATATAATTCTGATCAAATTTATAGTAACTGGGTAAAAGAATGTGTAGATTTTTTTTCAAAATGGAAAGATTCTGATTTTTATTCAGACAAAGCAGAACATCTATATTTCTATAGTGATGTTAATGATGAATCCGTATCTACATTACAAAATTTATTAAAAAAATCTTCAAAAACTAATAATGTTAATAATGTAACAAGTCCACCTAAACCAATTGTAATTCATTTAAACTCTCCAGGAGGTTCAGTATTAAGTGAGAATTTATTCAATGTAATGATTTTAACACTACGTGTTCCATTATGTGTTATTGTAGAATCATTGTGTGCTTCAGCTGCAACTACATTAGCTTTACTAGCACCCTATAGATTAATGATTGATTATTCATCATATTTAATTCATGACTCGCGGGGGGGGTCATATGGAAAAACATCTGAAACAATTTCATTAGAATTTTCACATATATATCAATCGATATCAACTTATTTATCACTACTTAAAGATAGAACTAGTTTATCTGATAGTGAAATTAAAAAATTTATATCAAGAGATATGTTTCTAAATTCTTCATTTTGTTTAAAGAAAAAAATTATTGATAGAATATTAAAATTTCCAAAAATCAAAAATAGTTCAAATTATGATAAATCAATTTATTCTGACTTATCTTTAAATTTACCAACATTTCTAAAAAAAACAAATTTAAATCATTTATACATTGATAGTAATAAAATATATTATTATGAAAATATTAGTAATAATGAAGACGCGCCTACTTTATTAAATTCCAAAAACTTATCTGAAATATGTATGTCTTTAGATAAATATGTATTAGATAAAAAAAATAGTATAATAAAACCATTATTGATACATTTTAAACCAGATGGATACAGGTATAATGATCCTTTAGAACTAATATCTTTAAATTATAGAATAGCCTTAATACAAAAGAATACTCCAGTTGTTGCGCTAATCGAGGGTCAACAATCTCTTGGTAATCTTGGACTTATTTTAATGTGTCCGATAAGAATTATGATGACACCGTCTATAATATCAAGTTATTTTACATCTCGCCGGGGCTCTATGGGATATGGTTTTAAAACTATAGATGTTTTGTATAATACAAAATTTATATTAACAGAAATAACTAAGTTTTTTAAATTTTTTAGTAAATTACCATCTAAATTTTACAATGAAATTCAAAATAAAGTAATAAATTTAAAACCTAAAGATTCTTTAGAATATGAACTTATTAATCAAGTAATTAATTTTAGAAAAATTACACCCATAACTCAAAAAGATATAATAGATTATTATAATATAGAAAATTTAACATCGAATTATAAAAATATAAAAAAACCAAAAACTGGAAAATCAATAACTGGAAAATCAATAACTAAAAAATCAATAACTAAAAAACCAAAAACTAAAAAACCAAAAACTAAAAAAAGATAAGTAGAATATATAAGTATAAATATAAGGAATATATAATATGGCAAATACATCCCAATATACGAAAGCTCTTAAAAATCCAGATGGAAGTGTTAATTGGGTTTCAACATCATTGTTTATTATAGCACTTGGTGTTTTAGTAGCAATTTTGTATTTTGTTTTTAAAACAATTAAAGACCAATATTCAAATACTGTTAGTGGGGAGCCGTGGTTAGTTGAAACAACAAAATCTGCTTCAAGTCAGCAAATAATTCCAGGAAGTGGAATACCTCGGTCAAACGATGGTCAATTTGGAATTGAGTTCTCTTATTCTCTTTGGATGTATATTGATGAATGGTCGGATGATTCTAGATTTAAGACAATGGATGAGAATGGGAAACAAGTGCAGTTAAGTCATATTTTACACAAGGGAGATTCTATATCAAATCCAAATCAAACACCTGGTATTTGGCTTCAAAGAGTTGAGAATGATTTGAGATTAGTTGTAAAAATGAACACATTTAATACATTTGAAGGATGTAAAGGAGAATCGTGTTACCTTGAAAAATGCAGCATCGGCAATATCCCTTTAAATAAATGGGTTCATCTTACTTTGTCTGTAATTAATAGAAATGTTGATTTATATATAAATGGATTTCTTAAGAAAAGATGTCTACTCAAAGGATTACCTAGGCAAAATGATGGAGATGTTTATCTAAATTCATTCGGTGGATTTAGAGGGTTTTTATCAAGAGTTAGATACTTTAACTATTCGTTGCCTATTTGGAAAATAGAGCAGATAATGAAACAAGGACCAAGTCCTTATACCAGTCCTGATTTATCATCAACAATCCCACCATATTTATCATCAAATTGGTGGCAACAAAAATTTGGAATACCTAATACAGGTGCACCTATTTAATCAATAAATTTGATAATATATGTTTAAGAATTTTATAACTATTAGATATAGTCTAAAAATGAATCAAAATGTATGGGGAAAAGGCGCATGGGTTCTAATCCACAGTATTGCAGTAAATTATCCAGAATACCCTTCTCCTATAGAAAAAGAAAACACAATTAAGTTTTTTTCAATACTTGGTGACGTATTACCATGTAGGTTTTGCAGACAACATTACCGAGAAAATTTAAAGTATCTTCCGATAAATGCTGATTCAAAAATGGATTTAGTATGGTGGACAATTGATATACATAATAGAGTAAATGCGGCTACAAATAAGAAGATTTTAAGTAGAGACGAGTCATTAAAAAAAATAATTTCAATATATAAAAGTCAACCCTGTAATCCAGAGGGATATCAATTATTATATATAGGATTATTAATATTATTTTTTATTACTATTTTTATTTTAATTAAACCGGTAAATAGTTACAAATATTGTTTTTAAATATTTAACTGCTAAATGAACATACAAGGAACACATAAGTTACGTAATAAATAAAAAAATAATATTTAAATCATATCAGGTATTAAAAGTGATGTTTCGATATAATTTACTACTAATGTAAAAATATTAATTCGTTCTATGTTTCTTTTTTCTAGTTTTTGAATTACTTCGTTTTTTGAAAACCATTTAATATCACCTACTTCAGCTTTTTGATGAACATTTTCTGGATTAATAGAAACATTTATATTTTTTTTAACTTCTGCTACATAATAGAGGTGTTTATAACGAATATTATTTGAGCCTGTAAATATTTCTTCAACAGGACCAATATTTTTTAACAAATGAATATCAGTTTTATCAATATCAGTTTCTTCGCAAAATTCTCTAATAGAACATTGTATATCAGTTTCTCTTGGAACACGACGTCCTTTTGGAAATCCCCACTCAGGTTCTATTCTTGTTGTAACAATTGTTTCTAATAAAGATTTAATATTGAATGTATTTCCATTTTCATCTAAAGAACCATTTAAAAGAAAGGTTAGCTTTTTTTTAACCCGGTTGTATTCACTGATACGAGTTCTTGATTTTTTCTTAGATGTCCATAAACGATTCCATATTTCATCAGGCGAAATAACTTTTTTTAAAAAAATATGTTCATCGGTTGTCATATTTTCTAATAATGTTTTAATATATTCAACGTCATTAATTAAATATTTAACTCTAACAAATTCTGCAAATGCAAGACTATCTTTTCTTCTAATTAGTAAGTATTTAATATTCTTATTTTCAGTAATATCTACATCGTTTTTATTTTTAATATATTCTTTCCAATTTTGTTTTAATGTTAAACATTCTAAAGTTTGTAAATCTTTTTTTTTAAGGCAAATAATACCTAAACTTGTAATGGGATTAAAACATTTTTTATAAACATGACCATATTTGCCACAATTACAACAAACTATATTTTTTGATAAATTAAATATTTTTTTAATTTCTTTACAGCTTTCTTTACAACTTTCTTTACAACTTTCTTTACAGCTTTCTTTACAACTTTTTTTACTTATACATATTTTCGTATGAAAATCTGATATATATTCACTCATTTAAAAGCGCGGATAGATATATTATAAAATCTCTTTAAGTATAAAAATAACTTTCTTAGATTATTATAAGAAGAGTTAAAAATGTCTTCAAATTATATACCTTATCCAGATTTAGAAGATGATAACTTTTATAAAAAAATATATCATAAAAAGGAATTTTATGATACTATACCTCCTCCTTTACCAGACCCTTCTAATCAAAGTGATAAAACAATGAGTTTATTATTTAAAGAAGGTAGTGATTTTAAATTACAATCCCAACAAATTTTTTTAAAGAATTTTATATCCGAATCAACACCATATAGAGGTGTTTTGATTTGGCATGGAACTGGAACTGGTAAAACATGCGCTTCAATTGTAATAGCCGAACGATTTCATAGAAGAGTTGAAGAAACTGGTAGAAAAGTTTTAATGATAGTTAACAGAAGTGTTCAAAATGAATTTTATAAAACAATTTTTAATTTTGAAAAGGAAGCTTCTAGAAAAAATTCAAGACAAGTTGTTCAATGCACTGGTAGTACATACACGATTGGATCTAATGCAAAGTATCTAAGTTCAAAAAAACAAGAAGTTTATGTTACAAAAATGATTAAAGAAATTTATGAAATAAGAACACCCGATACCCTTCGTAATAAACTTCTTAAAGAAACAGGGTGGGATGGAAGTGAAGACACTATAAATAATAATGTTAGAAATAAAATAAAAGAAATATATTCAGATAGAGTAATTATTATTGACGAAGCACATCATCGAATTGGAACAACTGGGAAAGATAATAGTGTTCCTACTATTTTAACAGCAATTGTTACATATGCTGATAATATTAGATTGATTTTAATGACTGCTACCCCAATGTTTAATCTTGAATCTGATATTATTTTTCTACTGAATTTATTAAGATTAAACGATAGAAGACCAACTTTTAAAACAATAAGTATTTTTAAATTAAACGGTGAATTTACTAAAGATGGTGAGAAGTTGCTTAAAGAAATGTGTAAAGGGTATATTTCGTATGTTAGGGGTGGAGATCCTCCTAGGTTTCCATATAAATTAATTTCACTCGAATCACGTATTCCAAAACCAAAATATTTATTCAATGGAGAACCAATACCCGATTCTGAAAAAATAGAACATACAAAAGTAATTGAATGTGTGATGAGCACCTTTCAATATAATACGTATAATCATTTTTTTAAAGTAGAAGTTAAATCAAGTATAGGAGGTCTTTTTCCAGGTGGGGAACAATCCGGAAATATTGTTTTTCCATCACCGACATCTAAAATTTATGGTGAATATGGAGGAAGGGGATATGGAGCTGAAAAATCAGATGAACATGCTTTAAATAAGTTTAAAGATAATAGAGGGAATGTTACATATAAATATTCTTCATTTTCACAAGGGTTTTTATTACGAGAAAATATATATAAATATTCAACAAAGTTCGCAAAAATATATGATAATATTGTAAGTTCTACCGGAATAGCATTTGTTTATTCTCACTTGGTAGAATCGGGTATGTTGGCATTATCATTAATGCTTGAAGAAAATGGATTTGAACCAGCTTTTATAACAGGGAATGAAAAGGTCAGATTTAATTCAAATACTAAAAAACCACCAATTTGTTACAAGTGTGGTAAAGTTAAACATGGACCAGAAGACCATGTCTGGTCTTCGGCTAAATATGTTTTATTAACAGGTAGTCTTGAATTTTTACCAAGTGATATTGCAAAGATATCTGGTTATATTAATCGAAAAGATAATATGGATGGGAAATTAGTAAAAGTATTATTAGGAACGGCTGTTTCCGGAGAAGGTATAGACTTTAAAAGAATTCGACAAGTTCATATTTTAGAACCTTGGTTTAATCAAGCTAGAATAGACCAAGTTGAAGGAAGAGCTATTAGAAATGGTTCTCATCAAGATTTACCACCGGAACAAAGAAATGTTGAAATTTTTAAGTATTGTATAATTCCTCCAAAATCTTTAAATAAAAAAGAAGAATCTATAGAAACAATAGATGAACATAGGTATCGTATATCCGAAGATAAAGATAAAAAAATAAAAAAAGTAGAATATATTTTAAAAGAAAATGCTATAGATTGTGTATTTCAACGAAATAATAACATTAGAACTATTCACAGAACCGTTAAAATTGAAGATTCCAGAGGAAATTTAATAAATTATGTAACAGGTGATAAACCATATAGCAGGGAATGTCATTATAGGAAATCATGCACTTATAAATGTGACTGGGAACCAAAAAGTGGCAAAGATTTTGTTATTAATAAAAGTACATATGGTGTAGAATTTGCAGATGTTGATATTGAAAAAGCAAGGGGGTATATTTATGATATGTATAAATTAAATCCAGTAATTGATTCTGATACTATTTTTAGAACAATATATAATGAAAACCCAAATATAGAAAATATTTATATTTATTTGGCATTAGAAAGCTTAATGAAGAAAAAAGGAAATTATTCAGTTAGAGATAAGTATGGAAGAGATGGTTATTTAGTTGAAAGAGAAGATTTATATATATATCAGCCTTTTGAATTATATAGTGATAATGCACCTATTATTTATAAAATAAATCCACTTGAAACAAAACCAGAAGATATTCTATTTTCAGAATCAGATCTTAAAAAAAGTGAAATATTAACTGAAATAAAAATAAATGGCTTAGAAATATTAAATGAATCCTTCAACCAATATGTAAATACAAAAAAAATATTAGAATATTATATCAAAAATATTGAAAAATATAAAAATATTATTATAGATATTACAGTTGTTAAACTTTCAGATATTGAAACATTAGAACTATTAAAATATATAGTGTCCCCGTTATACAAGAAAAATAAAAGTAAAGAAATTGAAATTTTTAGAAATATTTTAATTAATTATTATCAAAATAATAAACAAATATTTAATAACAGTAAGATATTATCTATAATGGCTGGTAAGTTATGTAAACAATGGGGGAGATCAAGATTTGGTGCTTTGAAAACTATAAGAAAACAATGGGGTAAGTGTGATGCCGACTCAGAAGCATTATTAAATAATGAAATAACTAGTTATAATTATTCAACGCTGTGGGATAAAGTATCATCTGATAAAAGAATACGAGAAGATGTATCAGTTTCTCGAAGTGAATATTTATTTATTTTAAAACAAGACGGAATTCGACCAGAATTCATAGGAAGCATCGAAGAAAAAGTTCAAGGTGGTACAAAATATTTTAAAATATTAGATTTTACGAAAAGTGGAGATTTTGATGTAGTTTCAAAAAGAAAAGAATTACGCGGAAGAGTTTGTAAATCGTTATTGATTCCAGATCTGACAAAAATATTAAATATCTTAGAAACTAAAGTTAAGATACTAAATTTACAAAATATTAAAATTCTAGATATATCATCGCAAAAAATATCAATACCAAATATGTGCTTAAAAATAGAGTTTTTATTTAGAATTTTAAATGATAATACGGATATGGTATGGTATTACAAAAGTAATTTTTTATTAGAAGAAGTGGAATAATTACACAATTGTGCAATTACGGTAAAAATTGATTATTGAAATACATAAAGAATATATTATATTATAAGTAATAAAATGACTTATCAACTTGATCTATCAAAAATTTATACAAAAACTAAAATGAAGCGTATTGTAGCAATACCTGCTTCTGAATTAAATACGATGTTTGATGAAAATTTATTGAACACTCTTAGAACTAACGTTGAGGGTAAATGTAACAGAGAAGGTTATATTGAAAAAGGTTCAGTCGAAATAATAAATCACGGAACGTTAAATACAGAAGTTATTCGATACAGAGGAGATGTTAGAGTAAAAGTAAATTTTACAGCTAAAGTAGTTAATCCAGTTAAAGGTGATATTATTGAATGTAAAATAAAACGGTTTAATCAATTTGGAATAATGGCATCTGCCGGTCCTTTAAATATTGTAATTCCTTTTGAAAATAAAGAAAAAAATATTAACTTTAATATTGGTCAAATTTTAAAAGTTGAAATTGTTGAATCCGATATTGTTCTGAATCAAAATCAAATTGATGTTTATGCCAGATTTTATGATAATAAAATAGATAAATATAATAAAACAAAAAATCAAAAAAATATTTCTAATAATAAATCAGAAGAAATTAGTGATTTAGCTGGTGAAGGTAACGACGAAGACGACGAAGACGACGAAGACGAAGGAGACGAAGGAGACGAAGGCGATGATATTGACGATGAAATAGACGAAGGAGAAGACGTTGATAATGACGTTAATAATGAAAGTGATACTATAGAAGGAATACTGAGTGATATAGAAGATCCTAAAACAGATGAAGAAGGAGAAGGAGATGAAAGAAATGGGTCAGAAGAAGATGAATCAGAAGAAGATGAACCAGAAGAAGATGAAAAAGAATAATTATTTATTTTGGCTTAAAGAAAATGAATACAGTAATTAGATTAAAAAATGGCACGATTAATATTTTGCGACGATATGAATAAAGTATTAAAAGAAGTTTCCAAAAACGATAAACAATTTTCTATTAGCGATAAAAGAAAATTAGTTGATAAAGTGAACCTATTACCAAAAGAAGTTCATATGGAAATTTTTTATTTTTTATGTAAAAAAATAGTTGATAATTATACAATTAATGGAAATGGGGTATTTATAAATTTGAACAGTATTGATAAAGATACTTTACATAATCTTAAAAAAATGGTTCAGTTTTATAATAAAAACGAAAAAAAATTAAAAACAAGTTATTTAAAACGTTATAACAATACAAAAGAAGGTATTCTAAATGAAACTATTAAAAGTAATACAAGTAGTACAACTTTAATTAATAGGTCTGAAGATTCTAAAAATGATGGTAACGAAATTGATAAACCATATTCTAATTCTGATAAAAGCGATGAATTGGGATATGAAGGTAATGGAATAGATGAGTCTGAATTTAAAGGAGGTATAAAACATAAAATGATAAATAAACTATAAATAAACTATAAATAAACTATAAATTTACTTAAAGAAATTTACTATATGTAATAATAACTAATTTTTTCAAAATGGCATTTAATATTTTGAGACAATTACAATACTGCACAGGCTCTGATTATGGTGATAATTTAAATATGGCTCCTTCAAGAATAATTCCAATTAGTTTAGTTGAAGAGAATGATGATAAAAAAAATATTATTTCTTATATTCCACCACGATTGGGAAATGAATACGTTATATCTGAAAGGAATACAAAGCTACCCGAACCAAGTGCTTATTTTCGGTCACCTAATACTTTTTTAAAATCATTATTGTATTTATGTAATGTTAAATATTATGACAATGTTCATTTACCTTTAAAATCAAATACTATATTAGAACATTATTTGAAAAATATTTTCGAAGAAATATCAACAAACAAAAAAAATACAAAAACAAAAAAATTAACTCAAACTATTTTAAACAATTCAGATGGTATTTTTGATACAGATCCTGATAATAATCCATATTATAGTGATTTTTTAAAGATACTTTTAAAAAAAGAAAAGTGCAATATACTTGTAATTCGCTCTGACGATAATGGAAATTATCACGATACGGTTCCAAACACTATCCCTTCTTTAAACATCAAAAGAGAAAAAGAAGATTCAGAAATATATTATATACTTTTACAACATTCAAATGGTTTATTTTCACCATACGGGAAGGCTTATAAAAAAGGTTAATTGTAGATAGAATTGTTATTGTTTTTTTAATGATTACTCATCTTAAAAAAAATGATATTTATATTAATTACTTAAAGAATGTCGTTATAATATAACAACAAGCAATAATGTTTACACTTCTTGATGCCGAAAAATCACGAATATTATCATTTATTAGCAAACAGCTTTCTAATTCCAAGAATGAATTGGAAGCAAGGATGTTTCCTCCAATTCCAGGGCAACCTGAATGTATTGACTATTATCAATTTAACCGTATTTTAAGACGATTTACTTACCCAAAAGATAAGGGAGGATATGGGTTAAAAAAAGATTTAATAACTCAATTAAACGTAACAAGTGAGCGTATTCCTGATATTAGAGAGTCTGTTAAAGGAGAGGATTCTGTTAAGTTATATTGGCTAACGGGTGATTCTAAAATTGTTAAAAAGCATTCGCCTAATAATGTTTATCAAATGTTAAAAAGAAAAAAAGATTATGTAAATCTTACAAATTATCCTGTGCGAATTTGTATTAGCGAAGAACATCTAACAGAAGATGATAATTTTAAATTATTAAATGATCTTGAATTTCCAAAGGAATATAGACTCCAGAATAGAATTTCTGTTTACACAGAAGATATTATGTTTAGAATTGATTTTACTTCTGTAAAATTTGGTACTGGTAAAACATTTAAACAGTCAAATGTTATAAATGCTTTTCCCTCTCATGAAATTGAAATTGAATTTATTGGAAATTCTCAAGGTATAAAATTAAATAAGGAAGATATTTTTATAAAATTTATTAAAAATGTTGGATTAATTTTATCTATTTACTATGATACCTCGATATTATTAACAAATACATTAAAAAAAGAGGTTTTAGATAATTATAAACTTTTAATTACAACAGATGAAAAACTAAAAAAGAGTAATAGAAAAGGTGTTCCTAAAAATAAAAATAAAAAATTATATACATATAAAGATTTCATTACCGCTAAACCTGTTACGCTTCATCGGGACAATCTTAGGAAAACACAGGGTGTACCAAATATACTTCGAAATTATGGCGTTACATACAAGGCAGATGGAATGAATATGTTGTTATATGTAATTCCAAAAGATACTCTTATTGAACTAAGTGCTGGAACCGAAAATGTATTTTTAATAGATTCAAATTTTAATGTTATGGCAACTGGGCTATCTATATCTGGTTGGGATAATTCAATAATTGAAGGCGAGTATATAAGAAATGGTCAAATGTTCTGTATTTATGACATGTTATATGCCAAAAATTTAGATATCCGTAATAAGCCACTAGAAAGTTTTAATACAGAACAAACTTCAAGATTAACATACATGAAAGATTTTATGAAAGACCTTAATGAAAGTGACATGAAAAACGCTTCTGTTAAAATTACAGAAAAACAATATTTATTTGGAAACGATAAAGAAATTTTCTTAAAGTGCAAACAACTTTGGGACAATCGGATGGGGTTACCATTTCACGTAGATGGTCTTATTTTTGCACCAGCAATTGAACCTTATCCAAACAGATCAGGAACGTGGGTAAGACTTTTTAAATGGAAACCTCCAAACTTAAATTCAATTGATGTATTAATTGAAACAGTAAAAAGTCCAAATAAAAAAGATAAACTATTTCCATATGTTAAAGTTTTTGAAGACACCGACATCAAAACAGATAATACTTATGTTACACAATTTAAGAAACTTATGTTGTATTCAACCGGTTCTTCAGATAAGTTTAACCGTAGAACTGGTAAAATGATAAGACAACCTTATGCAAAACTTTTTAAAGAAATTGATGTTCCTGTAAATATTAAAGGACAGATAATTTCAAAAGATCCTTTAACTGGATTAACTGTTGAAATAACAGATGATACAATTATTGAAATGTCATATGATGAAAACAAAAGATTTTCTTGGACACCAATTCGGGTTAGACATGAAAAGACAACACGGTATCGAACATATAATGATCATTTTGGTAATTCTTACCAAGTTGTTTTAGACATTTGGAAAAGTATTATTAATCCTGTTACTGACAAAATGATCACAACCGGTGAAATTCCTTTAGAATCTGAAAATAAAGTCGAAACTGTTAAAAAAGATAATACACCGTATGCTATTATTGAAAATAAAAAAGAAAGATTACCTTATCAAAATTTCCACACTGCTTATATAAAGAAAAAATTATTAAAAATGGTTGCATTATCTCAGTTTGATGAAGTAACACATGAAAAAGGTAGTGGTAATCTTATTGATTTTGGAGTATGTAAAGGTGGTGATTTAAATAGATGGAAAGAACTTGGTTATAAAAAAGTTGTTGGCATTGATAATGATATTAAATGTATAGAGGAAGCAATTAATCGATATGAGAATGCTTTAGATAATCAATTTAATATCACATTTTTATGTGGTGATTTATCAAAACTTATTTTTCCTAAACAAGAATCAGCATGTGAATTAACGGATGCAGCTGGTGGAATTATCGACTGGAAAGATTTGATGAAAAAGAGTTTACCACAAAAATATATTTTTGATGTAGTAAGTTCACAGTTTGCAATACATTATTTCTTTTCGGATGAATTGTCACTGAGAACATTTTTACAAAATGTAACAGACAATCTTAGAATTGGAGGGTCATTTGTTGGAACTACTTTTGATGGTTCAAAAATATATGATTTCTTGAAAAGAAAAACACAGGAAGTTGGATTAAAAGGTGACGAAACCATATGGAAAATCACAAAATTATACGATAAGAAAAAGTTTACAGAAGGTCGTCCCAATTGGGGAATGGCAATTGATGTATTTGTCGATACGATTGGATACTCCCATAAAGAGTATCTTGTCAGTTTTAAGTATTTAGAAAAAATAGCTTCAGATTATGGTTTAGAGCTAGAAAAGATTATTTCGTTTTCAGATATGTGGATGGAAGGAAAGGAAAACAAAGAAGGATACAATAGCAAAATTGTATCCGATATTCGTTCAATGAGCGATGTTGAAAAGAAGTTTAGTTTTCTTTCTTCTGGATTTATTTTTAAGAAAGTTAAAAATGCACCAGATTCAACTTACAAAAAGATTCTTTCTCTTCAAAAGAAAGAAAGTAAGAAGGAAAGCAAATAAAATTTTATTTATAGCTTGATTCTGAAGGAGGTCTATTTGATTCTAAGTTATATATTTTTACATAACCATTACCATTTTTATCATACCTATATACATATATAGTTCTTCCTTTTTGTGGTGAAATCGTCATTTCTCGAATTCCATATTTTTTATTTAAAATACCAATAACTTTGTCATCTCTTGGATTTTTATATGTTACCCTATTATCATCTTTACCCCATAGATTTTCAACGGTTGCTACTATAATAATTGAACCATCATTATTACTAGGTGTCAAATTTCCGAATTGTGCATAACGTGGCATATCTACATTTTCAATTTGTTTTCTAATTATAAATGGGTAAATTGTGTTAAATGGATTAGGTGTTGCTTCAGTACCATCTGAATTTTTAATTTCAGGGTTATCAACAACTACTCTGGTTATAGGCTGTATTCTCAAATCTTTAACAAGTTTTGGTAATACATACGAATATGAACTGGCTGAATTTAATCCAATGTCACTAAGACCCTTTAGATAAGTTGTTACACTTTTTCCACTCGGAAGAGAATAGTTCCAACCAGAATTATTATGATTCCATCTACCATATATATCCTGACCATGTCTTATAACGATTACAGCTTTTTCTCCAGATGACAAAGGCATGGTTTCACAATTATTTCCAGACCACCCATTTGAGCATTCACACGTTCCATTTGAACATTTTCCATTAACACCACATTGCATTCCATCACATGGGTCTTTTGGTTCAGGTGGGGTAACTCCACCTGAACTGTCCGACCGACATATTAATTTTCCATTTTCATTTTTCATTTGTAATCCTGGACAACACGGTAATTGTATCTTTCCATTACTATCTGGATGGTACCACATATCACCCCCTTCTGGTGTACATACGCATTGATAATGTCCTTTATTCAATATCATATATTCGTCTCCACCACAACATGGTTTATGAATAATATTTCCAGATTGGTCTTTTTGATAATAAGGGTCACTTTTTGATGAATAAGTATTTACCGGCGTACATTCTTCATAATTTTCTTTTATTTTTGTATTAACTATAAATAATGATAATAAAATAAAAAATAAAATAATAAAAATATATAGTTTCATTTTTAGATATGGTATAATAACATATATAAAAGAAATAATGTATAAAGAGTAAGCTACCCTCAATAATAAAGATGGAATTTAAAAGCGGTATAAAAGATGAAAATTCTTTAATTACACCAACATCTCAAAATATTCAAAGAACTTTATTCGGAAATTTTTATAAACTTAATATAAACAATGACAAACTACCAGATACTTTTAAATTACAAAACAAACAATCCGTTGATTTTATATTTCCAGAAATGTATAAAAAAATGTGTGATCTAAAATCAGAAATTGATGAAGGAAATAATTATAAACTATGGGACACTGCTAAAAGAAGAGTTAATCCATACGAATTAGTAAATGTACTAGGAACTAATATATTAAAATCAGATATTTATAGAAAATATGATAATTATATACCTCTTAGTAGATCTTTTTTTAAATTAACAGAAATGTTATTGGCATTACCAATAATTCCTGAAAGTTATAAATCAAAAGCTGGGGTTATAGCAAATATTGCAGAAGGACCTGGAGGATTCATTGAAGCTTCTTATAAATATAGAAAATCTTTAGGAATAAGTGATACTCATTATGGAATAACATTACACTCTAAAAATAAAAATATTCCAGGATGGAACCAGATATTAAGAAGAAAAAGTCATTTTCTTAATAATAAAAATATCATTTTAAAAACTGGAAATTTATATAATATAAATACTATACTTACATTCTCAAAATTATTTAAAAATAAAAAAGCATGGTTGGTTACAAGTGATGGAGGATTTGATTATAGTAATGATTTTAATAACCAAGAAATAAATTCAAGGAAAATAATTTACGCAGAAATAATAACAACTTTATTAATTCAAGAAAATGGAGGAAGTATGGTATGTAAAATGTTTGATATTTTCACTTATTTTTCAATTCAGCTTATATACTTAATAAGTTTGTTATATGAAAATATTTATATTATAAAACCAGTTACAAGTAGACCAGCAAATTCTGAAAAATATATCGTTGCATGTGGATTTAAAGGAGTATCAATAAATTTTACAAATTCAATGTTAAATGAACTTTTAAACTGGGATAATATTAAAAAAGAAAAGTGGGAAAATACATACTTGGAAAAATCTATGTATTTTCTTCTTAATTTTACAGAAAATGATAAAGTAACAATAGAAAATAGAATGATTATTGCAAACTTAAATGTACCAAAAGAGTTTATAAAAGAACTAAAAATAATTAATTTATTATTTATAAAAAATCAAAAAGATTATATTATAAAAACATTAGATTATATTAAAAATTATAATGAAAATAATAATAATTACGATAAAATAAAAAATAAATCTTATTCAAACACATGGTTCATTGAACATAATATTATAAGTAAAGATAATCTTTATAAATAAGTTTTTTATCGACAAGAGACTTAAAAGAATAATAACTAATTATTTAAAGAAGGTTTAAAGAAAATGAAGCTTGAAAATATTAGATATGTTAGAGAAAGTGAGTGGAATAGTAATCAAAAAATAAATACCTTTTCAAATTTAAACTCACGACACGTTGTTATAATGAATAAAATTAAAAAATTTTATAATGATAAAAATAATTTAAATATATTAATTTCAATTGTCAACGGAGATTCCTATCTATCATTACGGGTTATAGATTATTTTGTTACGAACTACGCAAGGGAAAAAGAAATTATATATGAAACCGAAATAAATAATAAAAAAGAAAAGTTTATGGTTTATTATAGTTACAAATCACAGTTAAAAGCTTATTCAAAAAAACAATTTGATCCTTTTTGCAGAAGAGAAAGGATACTTTTTTTTATTGATATATACGACGGTATATCAAATGACCCTATTAGAACTACAGTTGGGCAATTAAATTTTTTTAGATGGGCAATAAAAAACAATATACTTGATTATATTTATAAAAATTATGAAAGCATTGAAAACGAAATGAATAAATTTTCCAAAAAAGTAAAAAAGAAAGTACAACCAGAATTTAGTAAAGAGAAAAAAGAGAAAAAAAGAAAGAATGATTTATGTGTATTATCTCAAAAAGAACCTATCAAAGAAAACACCGATTTAACATTATGTGCTACTAAAAAAGTTAATAAACATAATATTACAATTACTGTTAAATTTAACTAATATAAATCTCAACAACCTTCTATAAATAAAAATATAAGATTAATTTATAATAGTTATGAGTTATTTAGATTTATTTAAATTTACACCACTTAAAAGTGGAAGTGATAGGTATTACCCTTCAAGTAATTACGATACGTATTATAAATTAAGTGCACATGGACATATAGAATGTTGTAATAAAAAAAAAAATTTTTTAAAAAGAACGTGTAAATCTACTAAGAAACAAGGATCTAAAAAAATAATTAAAAAAGGAGGAGATTCTGATATTGACAATAAAATATGGAATTCATCTTATAAAAGTACTATGATAAGAAGACCTGTAACCCCTAACGTTGTTGCGTCTCGAAAAAATAGTGGCAATTATAATAAAAACTCAATTGGTAGTATTTCATTAGAAAATTACATTGGTGGTAAAAAAACAAAAAAACAAAAAGCTGGTAGTTTAACATGCTGTGGTCAAAGCACAGCAGACTTTGATTCAAGCAAACTAACTGTTTTTACATCTTTGAGACAAAATTTAGAAAAATTAATCCCATTCAGATAAAATGAAATCCCTATGAAAATAAAATTATCTTAATAAATATATAGAGAACGCACTCCTTTTTTTAAAAATGGAACACCCTGAAAATAATGCTCTTAAAAACATTAATAAAGCTCTTAAGCAAAAGCTACATTGTCAGCTTGTTAATGCAAGTGGTAAAGTGTTAGCTACGACCAATCGGTCAAATGCTGCAAAATCTAAAAATAATTTAGAACTTAAAAATAATCCCAGTGTTTTATCAAATGGAAATGGTAATGTTAATAGCAATGGTAATGGCAATGTTAATGGCAATGGTAATGCTAATTCTAATAAGTCAGGTGGTGGTAAAAGACGTAAAGGTGGAAATTTGGGTCTAACATCATTAGTTATGCCTGCTGGAGTTAATCCTTTTCTTACAACACTTGGACTTGCAGCACTTTCTGGAACAAGCAAGGGAAGAAGTCTTATTCAAGATGTAAATCCTATGGGTAAAAGAAAGAGCAAGAGTTCTGTTTCCAAAAGCAAAGGGCGTAAACGTTCTGTTCGTAAAGGGCGTAAACGTTCTGTTCGTAAAGGGGGTAATATGATGAGTTTACTATTCCCACGCGGTTTATCTGCGTCTTTAACAGCAGCTGGTTTAGCTGGTCTAGCAAAATCTGGTAATATTGGAAAAAGCTCTCTCAGCAAATCTGTTAAAAAAAGAAAAGTTGTACGAAGAAAGGTGCAGTCTGGTGGGAAACTAACACGAAAAAAATCTGCTAAGAAAAGTCCCGTAAAACGCAAAACATCTGTTAAAAAACTTCCCGTAAAACGCAAAACATCTGTTAAAAAACGTCCCGTAAAACGCAAAACATCTGTTAAGAAACTTCCCGTAAAACGCAAAACATCTGTTAAGAAACTTCCCGTAAAACGCAAAACATCTGTTAAGAAAAGTTCCGTAAAACGCAAAACAAAAAGAGGAGGTTCTCAACATATGATGTCTAATATGATGTCTGATGAAAATATTATGGGTAACTCAAAAAGAGGAGGTAGTTCTTGTGGGTCATCTTATCAAAACAATATAGTTAGTTCAAAAAGAGGAGGTTCTCAACATATGATGCATAATAAAAACAGTATGGGTCATAATTATTCAAATAAAAACAGTCATGGGGGTGGAACTAAAAAAAAAAAGGTAAAAATAAGTCTTCAAAAATATAAAGGTGGTGGTTCAGATTGGATAGGAACACAATATGCCCGTGGTTCATCAATAGCTGGTGATATGACATCATGTGGTCCAGCAGCATGTATGCAAAAAGCATTTACATCACAGCCACTTGTTCCTAATAGCCAATTAGCTACTTGGATAGCACCTCAATTAACTGGAACAACCGGTAGTATGTGTGGAGGTATGTCAAAAATGATTAAGAAAAAGCCTAAAACATCAAAAACATCATTAAAGAAAAAGTCTAAAGCATCAAAAACATCATTAAAGAAAAAGTCTAAAGCATCAAAAACACCATTAAAGAAAAAGCCAAAAACATCATTAAAAAAGAAGCCTAAAAAATCCAAACGAAAAACTACTAGAAAGTAAATAATTAACTATTCTATTTAAATAATAATAATAAAAAAGAATACAACATAATAAAAAATTATAAAAAATTATAAAAAATTATCGAATTATAGTAGAAATATAATTCGATAATATGTTATAACAGTAAATAACCATTTATTAACATGAATAATGATTTAAAAATAGGAAATAATGTTTATGTTGAAACACCAAGCCATGGATTTGTTGAAGCAAAGATTTTTAATATTACTAAAAGTGATAATAAAACTAAATCTGTTTCTATAAAATATACAGATGACTTTATCAAGGAAACATATGGGGATAATGAAGTTATTTATAATGGTTCAAAAATACAAAAAATAATTTCTGATAATAAAAATAGACCATTCTATTGGTTGTTTCAAAATAGAAAAGATTTCCCAGAATGGGTTACAGAAACCTTTATGAAATATGATAGTTGTAAAAAAAATGATAAAAACACTAAAAACAATAAAAATAATAAGGAAAAATCTTTTTATTTTTTATCACGGCAAAAATTTATTAGAGATTATTTAGGACACGAAAGCCCCTATAGAGGATTACTACTATACCATGGTCTTGGTTCTGGTAAAACCTGCGCTTCAATTGCGGTCAGTGAAAATTTAAAAGATACAAGAAATATTGTTATTATGTTGCCAGCTTCAATAAAAGATAATTTTATTTCAGAAGGTTTAAAAAAATGTGGAGACAAAAATTATAAAACTTTAAATGGTGATAAATTAATTAAAGATAAATATACTTTTGTAACTTATAACTCCGTAACGGCTGTAAAACAAATTGAAGATATTGGATCTTTGAACAACAAAGTTATTATAGTGGATGAAGTACATAATTTGGCAACAAGAATGGTTAATGGTCTCCGTGGTACTGGAAAGCAAGGTTATGAATTATACAAGCATTTGTTTAATGCAAAAAATAGTAAAATTGTATTTTTAACAGGAACACCTTTAGTAAATACTCCTTTTGAAATTGCCGTTTTATTTAATATTTTAAGAGGTCCAATTGAAGTTATAGCTTTTAGAATTAGTAATTTTAGTGAAGAGACTATTGATAATTATATTGCGGAACTTATAAAAAATGAAAGAATTGGATGGGTAGAATTGGAGAGAAGAAATCAGTCTTTATTAGTTATTATGAAACTTAATAGTTGGGATATGGAATTTGAACAAACCATTAGATTTATAGAATTTACTGCAAGAAAATATGACGCTTATGTTAATTATGAAAGAACTGACAGTTATCCTTTATTTCCTGAAACAGAAGAAGAATTTGAAAGTTTTTTTGTAAAAGATGATAATTTTATGAACAAAGATATGTTTCAAAGAAGAATTGTAGGACTTACATCTTTTTATGAAACCTCAAAAAAAGATATTGATGAATTTCCTGAACAGTTACCTACGAAAATTATTAAAGTTAAAATGAGTCATCACCAGTTTGAATTATACCAACAGGGTAGGGAAATTGAAAAAAGGAAAGAAAAAAAAGTAGCACAACAGATTAAACAAAAAAAGGGAGATCAAGTTACAACTTTAGCACGAATATATTCAAGAGCAATGTGTAATTTTGCTTTTCCAGATAATATTATTAAACCGGGTAGAATGAAATTTATGACAGCTATTTTAAAAGAAAAAATAGAAAAAGAACAAAAAGAAAAAGGAGAATATGTTGAAGAAAACGAAAAAAATAAATATGAAAAAAAAGAACAAATAACAAAAGAAACATTGGATAAACAAATTAGTGAGGCATTAATAAAATTAAGTGACCCTGCAAAACCTTTTCTTAAAAAAGGACCAACTGGATTATCTCGCTATTCTCCTAAAATGGAAGAAATGTTAGAAGAAATTAATAAAGACACCAGAGGGTTAATATTAATATACTCTTCTTTTAGAACAGTAGAGGGTTTAGAAATATTTTCAAGAGTTTTAAAAGCAAATGGATACGAACTATTTAATAATTCGCAAAAAGATGAAAAATATGAATATAAAAGGTTTGCATTTTATTCTGGACAAGAAGACCTAAAAATAAGAAAGGAAATTGTTAGTACATTTACAGATAGTGATAATAAACATGGAAAAAACCTTAGAATTCTTCTTATATCTGCTGCTGGAGCAGAAGGTTTAAACTTAAAAAATATAAGAAAAGTTTTAATTATGGATGTTTTTTGGCACGATGTAAGAATACAGCAAATTATTGGAAGAGCTGTTAGAAAACAATCACATTATGATTTGCCCGAAAATGAAAGAAATGTTCAACCGTTTATTTATATTACTGTATTTACTCCAAAACAAGAAGAAATTTCTAAAGAAAAACTTACAACCGATGAATATATTCACAGCATTGCTTTAAAAAAATTACGCTTAAATAATGATGTTCTTCAAGCTGTAAAAGAATCCGCAATTGATTGTGAATTAAATCAATGTGATTCAAAAAAAGTATGTTATAATTTTTCTGGAATACAAGAAGGACTGGCTTATTTGCCAAAAATTCAAGATGATATTGTTTATGGATACCAGCATTCAACAACTAAAGAAGTTAAAAAAGATTTGTTTCGTGCTGGAATAACAGCAAATAATGAATTACTTTATAAAAAAGGTAAAGATTGGTTTTATGGAAATGGTAAAAAATATACAGAACTTAAAGGAAAACCAGAACTTGTTAATGGTAAAATATATGCAATTGACATAGCAGGATTAATTGTATATGATTACGATAGTGTTAAGAAAAAAACTCCTATTAAAATTGGTAAAATAAACGAAATAGATGGAAAATTAAATGAATTATAATCATAATAAATTATTTATGTGGCGACCAAGTAGAAGGATTACCACCAATATTACGTGGAGGTGACCAAGTAGAAGGATTACCACCAATATTACGTGGAGGTGACCAAGTAGAAGGATTACCACCAATATTACGTGGAGGTGACCAAGTAGAGGGATTACCACCAATATTACGTGGAGGTGACCATGTTGAAGGATTACCACCGATATTATTATTTTGACTTAAAATAAGAAATCCAATTGATATTAAAAATAAAAAAGCAAAAATTAAAATTAATCCTTTCATTTTATGCTATATATTATAAAAATATTAAAAAAAGATAACAGATTTTTTTAAATATAATGTAAATATAATGTAAATATAATGTAAATATTATATAAACAGGAAGTAAATATATTTATATAATGGATGAAATTAATACGTGTAAAAAATCTTTTAAATACCCCCATCTTTCTTTATGGAATATAGAACTATCCAAGAATATTAAAAGAAAAGAAGAAAATTTATTAGAAGTTTCAAGTACGATAAATATATTAGAAGATACATCCAATTCTAAGGAAAATGATATACTTTCCTTAGAAAAAACGATGGAAAATACATTGAATAATGTAGAAAAAGATATAGATAATTATTTAATAAATATGCGAACAAAGTTTGAAAATGTAAAAAATGAAAAGTATGAAAGTTTGAATGATAGGGGTAATAAATTATTTTCTTTATACAAGCATATGTATGAAGAAAATTGTAATTTTTTTTCACAAAAAGAATTTAAATATGAACAATCTACATTAAAATCTGAAATAAAAGATAAACTTAAGATTTGGATTTCTTATATATTAGAAGAAGAAGAAGATTGTAATAAATGGACTGATGTTTTAACTCCAATTTGGTCTATCGAACATCAATATATGGATATGGAAATAAAGTGGAAAGAAATGAAAAATTCTTATAATATTACAAAAAAAATGTTTGATGAAAAAAAAGAAGTCTGTAAAAAATTAAATACTGAGATTTCTAAAATGAAAAATGAACTGGAGGCACTTAAAGATTTTTCAGATAAAATTAAAAAATGCCAATAAAATAAATATTTTTATATGCTGAGTTTTTATTGATTATTCCAAATAAGTAATTCTAAACATATAACTTGTTTGATATTTTTGGTTTAGAAAAAAGTATTTATTATTTGTATTTAATTCTTTTCCTAAATAAATATTATTTTTATCAACTTTTTTAACTATAACACCACCTTTGTAATTAATATCTTCTTTTTTAGTAGAAACATATCCATCTTTTTTCATTTTAATAAATCCAATCTTTGTTATCTTTTTTGGAATATATTTCTTTACCTGCTGTGGAAAGTTTATTGTTATTATATCGTCTTTAATATCAATTATTTCAAATTTATCATTTACTTTTTTTGATTTTACATATTCTAAAAATAATAAATCACCAACTGATAAATATTCTGAAGCAATTATTTGATGCTTACTGCTACTATTTATAAAATTACCTATACGATTATCTGAATTGTTAGCATCTGTATCTAAAAATAATCTTAAAGATAATGTAGCTTTATCTAATGTTCCATTAACTTTTATATTATGAATGTAAACATTTGGGTAAAATCCAGTAACCTCATCTGAATATAGAGAATAAATATAAATTACGTCTCCTTCTTTTAAATTATGACTTGGACAAATTTCTATCATATTTTTATTAAAACTTATGATATCAGTTTTATCATTAATATCGCTAGTATCCAAAGGTTCTCCATCGGAAGTTAATAAACGAAATGTTAATTTATTGTTAATGGTGTTAGGAGTTTGTCTTTCTAAAATATGAGATCTCATTGTTATATATGAAGAATTAGTGTTTCCAGGAACTGATTTAAGTCGTGCGAAAGCACCTTTTGGAACACCTGTTCCAAAATTTGAAGTTCCCCATTCATCTACACATAACCATATATATGGTTCTCTTAATATAGTTTTTGTGTTTGGAACAACTACATCAAGACATTCAACTGAAATAATATCTTTAATATTATCAATATTAATAATATCTTGGTTCTTTGAATTGTATTTAAATATAATTTCATTTGAAACCTTTATAGTATTTTTTTCTTCAGTTTGAGTAAGAGGTATTGAAAAATGGGTTTGCAGGGGATAATTGTGAGAATCTCTGTATTTTGATAAAATTGTTAAATATATTGTTTGCTGATAACGGTCGGCTTTTTTTATCTGATCTGTTATAACAAAATCATTCTCAGATATTTTAGTAGAAATATTGCTTTCTGAAATATTACTTGGAATATCTTGAATATTAGAAACTTGTGAAGAATATTTATTTAAAGGAGAATCCATAAATTCTGAAGTAGTTAGTAATGTTTCTTCTAAACCATCAACAATAGAATTATATTGAATACCAGGATTTTTATTATTTTGAATAAAAAAGGAATTATCATTTGATAATGGTTGAAAATTTATATTTGATTCTTGCGAAGAAGTTAGTTTTGATATACTACTAATTGGAGAAGATAGTTTAGATATATTTATTGATACATCACTATTCCTTATATTTTTACTATTATTATCAGCTCTTTCATATTTTTCATCTTGATATATTTTTTTGTTATTTGGAATTTTATTTAAAAGATTACCATCATCTAAATTTCTTTTTTCTATGAACTCTTTAAATTTACTTTCATGGTTTATATTATCTTTTGTATTTTGCGGTAACATAAAGTCAATAGATTTTGGTTTTTTAGTAATATTTTCATTTGTTCTTTCTTGTTCAATTTGTGTAAACATTGCATTCGTATTATGGGATAATCTGTTGTTTTCAGGAACAGGAAAATTATCAAGATTTTGTTTTGGATGCAATGATGATGTATTTAAAGGTTGAGTAAACTCTCTTGCATAAAATGTTTTTAGTTCTCGATTTTGTGCAGTACTTTGTGGTAAAATAGAATATTGCGACCTATCACTTCCTCCTGTATTATTTTCATATAATGGTTTTCCAACAGACGCATTGTCAGGAGCAGGGGAAAAATGATGCATTTGGTGAGAAATTTGCGTGTTTTTTACAATAGGAGGAGTGTATTTCGATACATTCGATGCAATTAAACCTAAAACATTTTTATTTAAAGAACTTAACATTTGTTTTCTTGAATCTTTATCAAGATTAGATGGTGGTGAAAGTTCTTTATAAGCTTTTTCCATACTATTAAAAATTAATGTTTTGTAATTTCCTGAAAAATTTGTCTTATCTACTAATTCTAACAAAACCTCTTCTAATAACTTAAAATTTTTTTCAGAATAAAAGTTTTTTTCTAATTTTGAATGTTTAATACTTCTGGACATTTAAAAGACTTATTAAAATTATTCTATATTTCTTTATATGTAATTATCATTTTTTGAAATACGCAGATACAAAAAATAAGCATGTATAGTTCTCAAATGTTTTTTCCAAATAATGTTATGTCAATAAAAATGTCCAATAGGTTTAACAAAGACTTCCAAAATAATAACTCTAATTATTTTAACACTTCTTATAATTCCGGTATTATTATACCGAGTGGTAATAATGGACCTCCTCATCCAATTATGACACAGTTAGACCAAAACCTACAAGCAAAACAAGTTATTCATACAATAGGACAATTTTCTTCTGAAAAAGATATTGTAACAAATAATCCTTACCCAGAAGCATTAAATGGTCAGAGACCAATGCCAATTGCAAACCCAACATATGACCAGCATATTATTAAACCCCCTAAAGCTAATGTTACACATGGAAGAATACCCGATATTGAAATTATTTGTAGTGAAGATAGAAATTTTACAACAAATCCTGACGCGAATGAGTATGTTATTAAATTAAAAGATATTTATAAGAATGTTACATCTGTAACTTTATTTAGTGCGTCTATTCCGAATACTGCTTATTTAATTGGTAAAAGAAATAATCTTATTTATTTTAAAGAATCTTTACACGAAACTATTATAGCTGAAATACCAGTTGGGGACTACAATCCTACAGATTTGATAAATAACATTTCAGTAGCACTTAATGAAAAAGGTGATAGTAAATATACGGTTACTTTAAACAATCTTACAAATAAATTTACGATTACCTCTGATTTAACAGGTGGTGATAATATATTTTTACTTAATTTTCTAGGGTGTTACGAAAAACATGATTATAAAAAAAGAGCTTTATATCCCGCACGTTCTATTGGAAGAGTAATTGGGTATTCCAGGGATGACTTTTTATATGCCAGTGGAAAGGCATCTTTAACTTCAGGTAACCCTATTATAAATGGTAATTCGAAGTCTCGATTTAAAACAGATTTTGCTATTCTCCCTTTTCCAGCACCAGCTCCCATTTTTTCAGTATATGAATGCGGGCAAGTATTTACAGTTGTTAATGTTATTTCAGACAATGAAATGGTAGTTACCCCTGCACCAACATGTAGTTATTCAAGAATATGTTTAGCAAAAGGTTCACATACAGCTCCAAATAAGTTTAATCTCAGTTCTGATGCTTTTATTATTTTAGATATATTAGAATTAGAAAATGTTAGAAGTAATTCTACACCAATTGATAGAGCATTTGCAGTTGTTCCGATGGTGTTTCCCCACAATACTAAAAATTTTGTAATATCTCCTGTAGGTGGGGTTCCTCCTTATAAAAAACATTTTAATCCTCCTCTTTCAAGATTGGATAGGCTAACTATAAGATTTAGAGACATAGATGGAAACTTGGTTAATTTTAATGGAATTGAGAATTTTATGGAATTTAGAATACATACTATGAATGCTAGTGGAATGTATGATGGTGGAACAATGGAATAATATATTATGATACCAGCTAACAAAATAATTATCTAATAAAAGATATAAAATGCCAAAACAAGTTAAAACTAGAACTTCCTTAATATTGGGAATTGTTGTTCTGTTATTCTTGCTGGTTGTTACATCAACATGTCAAGTAAATATTGATGTAAAAGAAGACTTTCAATTAGGGATGAGGAGACGGTTTGGATATCCTTGGTGGAACAAGTATTATGAAAGGGGGTATGGTGGGAGATACAATAGAGGCTATATGTCCAGTCCATTTTGGAGAACAATATGGCCATATGGTGCTTATAATCGTAGATATAACCGTGTATATTACTGAAAAAATATTTTATGGATTTTAAGGATTATTTTAAAACATAAATTATAATCAAGAAACTTATAAGATGAGTAATCCTACAAATTTAAATCTTAATAAATTAAAACTACAGTTAAATAGTAGTAGAAATATTAATAGTATCTATAAAAAACAAAGAAAAGTTCCCATACAAACAGTCAGAACAATAAAGAAAGCAATACCTTCTTTAAAAATAGTAAAAAATCTTAATAATATGCAACTTGTTAAAAACTATTCAAAAAAAGAAAGCGGAGTATGGACTTTTTTTTATATTACCTTATTAATAGCTATTATATTTTTTATATTAATGTTAATTTATAATATATATATATCATTTCAAGAAAATATCCATCAGAATTTAAATTATCAAACTATTTTGGATGTTGAAAATAGTATCAAAAACTCTCCAAAAGGTGTTATTATTGACCAAGAAGGTGCTCCAATTTCTATAGAAAAAGGAGGAAACATAGCAGGTAATAAATACTTAGATCTTTATGGATGTAATGATTTTATGAAACGAAGTTCTTCATTATCAAATAATAAATATATTAATAATGATTATGCCAATTATCCTACTCTGTACGGCAATAATAATAATAAAAGAAACGGAACATATTCACAAAGCGATGATGGTGTTACAAAAATATATTATGAAAATAATATGAATCCTAGTCGTCAAAATCTAAATCAATATATCAATCAACAAAATGATTATATACGAACTATAAATAATAGGGTTAGGCAAATTAATACAAATAGAATGTTCACACCTAATTATTCTCGTGATAAATTAGTTTTATCCGAATTACGGGAATATGAAAGACGACTTGCAAATAAAGTTAAGTCAGAAGTTAAAAACCAACCATATTTAGTTGATCAAAAGAATTATTATTAAAATATATTAATTATATTAATATGTTAATTATATTAATATGACAAGCTCAAAAAAAGAATGTGATCTAAAGTTAGGAAAAATTATTGGAAGAGGGATGTATGGAAAAGTATACGAAACAAATAACAAAAATATAGTTGTTAAACTTACAAAAATCCTTTCTGAATTAAAACTAGCAAAAAAAGCAGGTGATATAGGGGTTGGACCTATTGTATTCAAATATGTTAAAAAATGTGGCTATAATTTAATATATATGGAAAAAGCAAGTATTTTTTTATATGAATGGCTAACAATGAGACATAGTAAACAAACATATCAACAAACCTATACTAAACTTGTAAAACTCGTTGAAAAGTTACATAAAAATAATATAGTTCATGGTGATATTCATATAGCAAACATAGGAATGATTAAAAATAAATGGGTATTAATTGACTATGGTAAATCGCATTATTATAAAAATAATAATACTTTATATATTGATTTTATAAAAAAGATAATAAGAAGCCCGCGGCACTCAAATAAAGGCTATCATAAATATTTTAAAGAAATTATGGTTCCTTATAGCAAATTACCTATTTTTGTAAAACTACAGATATCTTTTTTAGAAAAAGTAAAACCATTATAGGTTAATCAACTATATTAATTTGGTGGAAACTTAATTCTAACTTAATTCTAACTTAATTCTAACTTAATTCTTTTTAACCAATTGAAGCATATGTGTGTAAAATAAAAATCTTGTATTGATATGGATAGTGCTCTTGTATTTCCTAAAAAACGAATTATCAGCAATAGTCTTGACGATCCTAACTTTTTTACCAGCACTCAATAAATTAATGATTATTTCATAAATATATTCAGGACTGTAGCTGCTCACACTCGTAATAGTTACACCAGAATGACCATTCAATGGCTTAATGAATCCAGTGTCGGGAAGAATAAGTTGTCCATACGGGTTAGTAGTGAATAATAAATCAGGGTTAATGCCTCTTGATAACATTATTGATAGTTGACCTCCATCATTACAGTTTCTATCGAGATCTTGAATATGTTTTGCAAAACAAAACATATTAAAAATAAGAATAGTAGGGTTTTTCTGAATCCACATGTAAAAAAGAGTAGGATTGATATGACTCATAATGTTACACACGTGAACTGCGGCATCAGGGATTTTATATGTGATTTCGAATCTACTTAACGATTCCGGTGAAAAAAACTGATAATAAGTGTTTAAGGTTGTTAAGAGCGTCGTTCGATATGTTTGAATGGAGTCTTGTGTGAAGTCTTTTACATTGCTGTCCCAAATCAAAAGGTCAAGCAGTGCGAACCACACAACGTACTCACCTTGAACATAGTTATTCGTTGCGAGAGAATGATTGATGGTAACCCATAGAAGACAGAATGCGGAAACCATTTCCGGTTTTAAATATTTCTCGACAGGCGTTCGTTCTTTGTCGATACAGGATTGACATTTACATGTATTCTCATCAGACTTCTCTTGCTTATTCTCATCAGGCTTCTTTTGCTTATTCTTCACATGGAAAACATAGCAAAGGTTGCTTGAAAACATCTATACCTTATCAACCCTAATACTATGCATTCTTCACGTATTTAATTTACATTTTTTTATAATATATGATACGTTTACGGTATCATATATTATAAAAAAGGATAGAATAAATAAAATACACCTATTATTAAACTATTAAAAGTATATTTACATAATAAATTCACTGAATATGATATAGTAAAATGTCAAAACAAATAACCATTTACACAGGCTCTTTTAAACCACCGCATAAAGGACATTTATATATTGTAAAAAAAATGCTAAAAATTAGCAATAAACCAAAAAATATAAATGATTATCCAGGTGTAGTTTATATTTTTATATCAAAAAAAAAAAGAGAACCGTGTAATGAAATATCAGGAGAAGTGAGTAGGGATGTTTGGAAAGAGTATATTGAAACTTTGCCTAAAAAAGACATTGAAAGAATTAAGTTAGTAGTGAGTAAGTTATCTAGTCCAACTCAAACAGCCTATGGTTTTGTGAGTAGAATAGCAAAAAAAGGGGATACGATTTATTTAGTAAAAAGTATGAAAAACTCAAGTAATTCTAGATTTTCATCTTTTAAAACAATAAAAACAAGCGGAGTTACATTTAACGAATTAATTTTACCAGAATATGAAAATTTAAATTCAACAGATATGAGAAAAGCTTTGAGTAGCAATGATAAAAAAACATTCTATAACTACCTTCCCGATAAAATCACAATTTCTCAAAAGAATAAATTATGGGAAAAACTTAGAAAACTATGTGTATAATAGAATAAAATATTTATCATAATAAAGTTGGGTAATTAATGTAAATAAATTTATTTTCTAGTTTATTAATGTAAATAGGAGAATGTTAAAAATATATACAATTCTAGTTTTTATTATATTAATAATAGTTTTAATAGTTCTAACACAATATATAAAATATCATTTTGTAAATTATAATAAAAATGTTTATAAATGGCACTGTGATAATATTTACCCGTTCCATACAAAATTAACAAAAAAAGAAACTATATATATTGAAAAATGCATTGATTTATCTTGGTGGGAACTATTGCGCCCTTTTTATATGAGAAAAGATCCATTTATTAAAAGATTAAGTTATTTTACATACAGTCATCGTGTTGTGAATGAAAAAGTAAATTCTTCACGAATTGCTTATGGGTCTGTTATAAATCCATCAATTGTGTATGAATTTTCTAAAGAAATATTAAACGAAAGAGGTATTAAAAGTGAAATTGTTCCAAATAATAATATTATATTTGGAGGATTAGGCTGGGATTTTGAAGAAAAACACTTTAAAACATATTTTCGTTTTAAAAACTTTAAAAATCTTTCTTTAAAATACCAAAAACTTATGGGAAATATGGAAAATAAATGTAATGATGGTATTATATCAATAACATATGACACAACTGGTATTGTATTAGAAATAAAAGTCTATTGTTATTCAAAAAACGAAAATATTGCAGAATTAAAAAGTAAATTTCGACATGATATTCAAAAAGATTGTAATGGTCTTGAAAAATGGAACTTAAACACTAATGGAAATAATATATTAGAATTATATAAAAAAAGTGGATATAAATTAGATACAATCACATATAAAGATAAAAATAACTACACCGTTTATTTTCCACAAATAGGATAAGTAATATAAGTAATATAAGTAATATAAATATTTATTTATTTGATATTGAATGAATAGTCCATTGTTTTTTTTGTGATATGACTTATTTCTGTTATGGAACAGTTTGTAAGTTGAAAGTTTTTTACATTTGTTGGTAAAAAACTTTCAATAGAATGATACAATATATAATAAAACCTATTTATGTTATTTTTGTATTATTTTCAAAAAAAAAACGGCGTTTTAAATCTTCAAGTTACACTTGGTCTATAATATTTTTTTCTTAAATCATTCATATTTTTATCATTGATATTTTCTTTTTTCATTTTGTGAATATTATCACCTTTTAAGTTAGAAATAATAAAATGTAGGCTGAAAACACCGCATTCTGAATTACCAAATTGAAACTTTGTTGTATTCACATAAATTTTTCCTTTTTTTTCTTTACCAAAAGTTTTAAAATAATAATCTTTGCAACTTTCCTTCATTTTAATTAAAAAGTTTAATATCATTTTTGGAGGAGGTATTCCAACTGAATCAAAATATAATATTCTACATTTTTTAAAATCAAAAAAACATGAAACCCAATGTGAACCTGGTTCATCATGTTTATCTAAATTATAGATAATACCAAGTTTTGTTTTACCTAATCTATTTATTAAAATATTAACATCTAACCCAGATAATGTACACGTAATTGAACCAGGACAATCTACTGGAACTGGTCCTATAAATAAAAAACTTGGATATTTTTTTTCATATTGTTTCATAACATTTCGAATGTCATCTGAGCTTAACCACTCAAATGGATTTTTGTTCCATTCTTCTGGTGTTTCCGGTTTAAATGTTTCTTTTATTTTTTGTTTGGCATATGGAGCCGGAACAAAATCTTGTTCCAACCAACACCATTCATTATTACAATCTTTTTTAAGTTTATTATTTAATTCTTCCCACAATATGTTTTTTTCTTTTTTTACTATTTCAATTTGGTGTTTTGTTTTTTTATTACGATTATAGGATTTAATTAAAAAAATAATATCTTTTTTGCTATAACAGGTTTTTCCAATAGAATCAATACTTGGGGAACAAAATAATTCTTTAGTCATTTCTATATTATTATTACATTTAAAAATAATTTAAAAAGTTATATTAATCTATATACTTAAACGCTATATAATTAATATTAAGTATATAGCGTTTAAATTATTTTTTTATTACTTGATTGTTAGTATAGTCGGATTAATATGACAATTGAAAAAAATAAAAAAACAATTACACTTGTTATGATTGTAAAAAACGAATCTAATGTTATTACTAGATGTTTAGATTCAGTAAAAGATTATATTGATTATTGGGTTATTTGCGACACTGGTTCAACAGATGGTACTCAAAAAATTATTAAAAAATATTTTAAAAAGGCTAAAATTCCAGGTGAATTATTAAAACATAAATGGAAAAACTTTGGTCATAACAGATCGATGGCAATTAAATCAGCAAAAGGACTATCTAATTATTCATTACTGTTAGATGCTGATTTTATTTTTAATATTAAAGATAAAAATTTTAAAGAAGATTTAAAAGCAGATGTATATCAAATTAGATACTCCGGAGGTTTAGATTATAGACAATCATTATTAGTAAATTCAAACTTGGATTGGAATTATGTTGGTGTAACACATGAATATTTGTCATGTCCTAATATGAAAAGTCCTGAGAACCTAGATGCTTTTTGCATAGATCATAAATGTGATGGTGGTTCTAGATCTGATAAATTTACAAGAGATATTGAATTATTAAGAAAAGGTCTTGAAGAAGAACCTAATAATAGTAGATATATGTTTTATTTAGCACAGTCATACAAAGATGTTGCTCAATATACCGAAGCAATTATATATTATAATTTACGAGTTAAAAAAGGGGGATGGTGTGAAGAGACTTATTTTTCTCTTTTTCAGATTGGAAATTGTAAGAAATTAAGAGGTGATAATTTTAACGATTATAAAGATGACCTATGGAAAGCCTATTTATTTAGACCATCAAGACTTGAAGCTTTATATGAACTGGTTAAACACTGTAGATTATTAGATATGGCAGAATTAGGTTTTTATTATGGAATGCATGCTATTAATAATGAATATCCAAAAGATATTTTATTTATTAGTAAAGCTATTCACGAATGGATGTTATTTGATGAATTAGCAATATGTGCTTATAATATTCATAAAAATGAAATTGCTATCGGAATATATGATAAACTTAAAGAAAAAAATTATCTTCAATCTGAAGATGTTTCTAGGTTTGATAACAATTATAATTGTTTTAAACGACAATTATCCAGTGATTTTCAAGAATATAAAGATACTTTTAATAGTTTAAAGAAAGTTGCAATTATTATTGTCAATTATAATAATAAGCAAAAGGTAGATAATATTGTCAAAAATATTCAGGAAACTGTTAAGCACCCACATGATATTATTTTAGTTGATAATGGAAGTGATCTACTTGAAATAAGTGATAATTCGAAAGTTATATTAAAGGATAATATTGAACTTACAAATGGATGGTTAGTTGGTGTAAAATATGCGAATAGCCTAGAGATAATAAACGATGAAAAATACTTTGCTTATTGTTTTGCTAGTTCGCGAACAGAATTAGTTGAAAAGAATAAAGATATTATTAAAGTAATGGTAAATGCATTAAAACAAGATAATAAACTTGTTGGTATTCATCCGTCTTTAACATATGATTCTAAAACACTTTACAAAAATATGATAAATACTAAAGATGGTAAAAATCAGGAATTATTTTTTATTGAAAATGTTTTTAGTTGTTACAGGGCGAATTGGTTTAGTACTAAAGAATTTAATAAGAACTTAAAATATGATGTCGGTAATGATATTGAACTGGGGTATTTAGCATCTCTTGATAACAAAAAGATTATTTTAGATAACACACTTCTCGTTAAAAGTAATAGTTTTTATTCAAATACTAAAGAAAATTTATCAGAGGATGACTTGAAAAATAATATGGAAAAAATAATTGGTAATAAATATGGAAAAATATATGATATTGTTATTTCCAAAAAGATAGAATTTAAGAAAGAATATATTAATGAAAAATCAGATAATAAATCACAACTTCCTATTTTTTATAAAAATATTAAACAGGGATTATCTTTTTTAATTCGTGCTAAAAATGAAGAAAAAAATATAGTAAAATGTTTAGAATCTTTGATTGAAGAAACTAAAGAGTTGAACGATATTGAAATAATTGTTGTTAATAATAAAAGCATTGATAAAACTTATGAACTTACAGAAAAATTTATAGAAAAAAACAAAACATTAAATATAAAATTATATAATTATGATTTTGAGGTATGTAAAATTGGAAACAATTCTGTTAGTTCGAATAATAGTGATATGAAAACAATAGCAACTTATTATAATTGGTGCTTGGAAAAAGTAACAAAATATAATGTTGTAAAGTGGGATGCTGATTTTATTGTTTATAAGAATAATCTTAAAGATATGATAAATAAGTTTAAACTTAATATTCGAGATGACAATATTTCCATTTGGTTTAAGGGAGAAACACTTTTTGAACATAATAATGAATATCTTAAAAAGGTATTTGGTTTTTATGATTCAGAGAAAATATTTTCCAAGAGACATGGATTTAAATGGGAAGATTATGGAAATACATGTGAATATGTAAATACAAATAACTTAATTAATAAATTTAAATACGAAAATCCTGTATTTTATGAAATATTTAGAACAGATGTTGATGAATTCCAAAATAAACATAGTTTAATGGATGTTAGGGACAAGGTTGATAGTCAAATACATAATGATCTTAAAAGAAATTATATTTATCATACATTTAATAATAAATCTCAATTGGAAAAGATTGATTTAAATAAATCCAACGATCAAAGAAAAACATATTTTATTATTTATTATGGGTATCATTTAAATACCGGTGGAACCTATGTAACATTAAAAACATATGTTGATTATTTTATTAAGAATAATGATATTGTTTATATTTTTGAAAGAATACCTTGTGATGATGAAATTGAAAAGTTAAAACCAAATTGTATTATTAGTGCACAATTTGCAAATTCTGATGTTAATAAAAAAATAAAACAGTGGAATTTACCACATGTTGTTTTAACTTTTGCACCAAACCAATATACTTTTAATGGTGAAGGTTCCGAATATCCTTCGCTTGTAACTTATTCAAATAGTTATATTCAAAGTAAAGACCCTTTTCAAAAGAATGGTCATATTGTCAGAGATCCAGTTGATCATATGATGTATGAAGTTAAGAAAGAAGATATGGAGCCAACATATATTACATTAATTGGTAGTCCGCCAAATGTTAAAGGGCATAATGTTTTTATAGAACTTGCAAAAAGATTTACAAATTTAAAATTTATGTTGGTAACTCATTCCAGAGAATATGAAAATATAGTTCTTCCTAAAAATATAAAACTCCAAGATTACATAAAAGATATTGACGAATTGAAGAAAACAGTTTATTCTAAAATTAAAATATTATTATTACCTTCAATACAAGAAGCATATGGGCGCGTAGTATTGGAATCAATTGCATCAAGTATTCCATGTATATTATCGGATTATCCTGGATTATCAGATGCTACGTATCAGATGTCTAATTATGTTAATGATTACACAAATGTTGATAAGTGGGAAAAAGAACTTAAAAGAGTTTTAGAAAATTACGAAGCAGAAGTTGAAAAATCTAATAAAATTAAATTAAAACTTGATTTTGAAAGAGATGTTAAATGTTTTAGAGATTTGGTATTAGAAAGTATTAAAAAACATAATGATTTAAATATTTCTGTTAAAATCATTGACAAGAATAATGATGGTTGTACAATAAATGTTCTTGATAAATAATAATATGTAATAAAGTTAAAATTTAATAACATTAAAATCATCACAGAAATATCCAGAATAATCCTTAATACCAGCTACATCTCCAAACCATATAAAAGGGACAGTAACTATTTTTTCTTTTGATGTATTTAAATATCCTCCCCACCAACTAAAACTACTATTTGCGCAAATACCTCCATATTTACAATTTTTCATTATATTTATAGAAGTTATTTCATCTTCGTCTACAAAAACTTTTTCGTAATCTTTTAAAAAATCTAATTCTAAACCATAATCTTTTTCATTTGAAAAAATTAAAATTTTTTTTGTTTTAAATTTAGCCAATGCTTTTTTGTAATATTCAATTGTAGTAACTTCGTGATATTTATTATTTACATAATCTCCTCTTCTAAAATGTATAAAAAATGAATTATCAACATCATATTTTTTATTTATTTCAATTTTATTTTCAAAATGAAATAAATTTTTAATTTCATTCTCAAAACCATCCCAATTGTGATAGTTCTGGTAATATCCATAAAATAATGTATTGTCTGTAAATACTAAATTATGTACCTTTCCTATTTGATGAATTGGTTCTCTAAATATTTTTAACAGAATTGAATTATTTTTATACTCCATTAGTCCTGAAAAAATTGTGTTAAAATAATGATTATATTTATTTTTTGAGTGTAGTATAGTTTGTGAATTATCTATATTATTTTCATTAAAAATATAGTTTGTATTATGCCTAAGAGACAACCCATATACTGATGCAACCTGAAACATTTGATTTCCAAGACCTCCAAGTAAATATGGAGAATAATAAACAGTCATTCTTTACACTTTTTGACATTTAAGTTTTAACAAAAATACGCAAAATAATCTTATTTTATAATTATTTTTTGTAGCACATTCCGTATAATAAATCATTTTTATAAAACACTTGATTTTCTGAAGTAACATAAGTTTGTAATTCAAATTTGGTTGGTTCTTCACATCCTCTATATTTACTATCTTGATATACTAATGGTTTTTTTAAAGCATATACATTATAATAAGGATGCATATTGGAAAGTGGTAGATCCCAGTAAGTATTTTTAATAAAACCTTCCATCATAGATCTTTGATAAACAGTTGCTCCTAATGCACTACATATCATAATACCGTGACAGGATAACATATTATATATTTTTAAAATGTTTTCATTATCTTTAACATCTTCAGCAATAATAAGTTCTTTATCTTTATTATCAAATGAACCACATTTGCTAATACCAACATAAAAAAGATCTGAATCATCTGGTATTTCTATTGTTTCCGTAAAGTCTCTATAAAAAGATACATCATCTTCCATAATAATAAATGGTTGAAAAACTTTAGTTCTATCTTGATTTCTTAATCCCAAATCAATCATTCTTCCCATTCCAATACTACCAGATTGTAATCTTGGAATGTCTAAAATTGGATTTACTTCTGTTATATCATATTCTTTAAAAATATCAATCATATGATTTTTTCGTTCATCATCTTTTCCAGTTGTTAAAAAATAATATTTTATTTTTTTTAAATTAATTTTCATATTAATTTATATTAATATTAATTTATATATAAATAATAAACGCTTTAAAAATATTATTTTAAAGCGTTTATTATTTATTTATATCTTATATTAATAATTACTTCAACTATAAATAATGGTAGATTATGAAATCAAATTATACAAAATTTAGCAGTTTCTATATTAGCTGAAAAACATAATTTAAAAGTTGATTACTATAACAAATATTTAATTAACAAATTAGGAATTGAATTATTTAGTGGAAGTAATTAACATAACTGTTTTAAATATTTGAC